TCTCGACGTCATATTTCTCGAATGCCTCGCTCAGCGGAACATCCACGTTGTCGATCCATTCGCCGCCAATCCGCGTGCGCCGCACCCAGTTGATCGTCAGATTGTTGGATGCATCGCGCCCGCCGCCCAGCAGCACCGGCGAATAGCAAGTCAGCGCCTCGGCGTGCGGCGTGAATTCCCGCGGCTGCGCCGACGCCAGCGTCATGCCGACCGTCACGCCCTTGAAGTCGCGCGCTAGGCCGATTTCGCCCAGCGTGCCGTCGATCCTCGACAAGGCCGTCGACAGCACCACGAACCGGTCGCCGACCGCATGCCCGCCCATCGCCCATTCGGTGCCGCGGCGTCCGCGCAGCAGGCCGCTGAGCGTGTAGCTGCCGTCGTCGTTGAGCGCCGCGCGCTTGTACTGGAGGATTTCCCAGCCGTCGCCGGATGCCAGCGCCGCGGCGTTCGCGCCGTTCAAGACGGCCAATGCCGAAACCGACGACAGCGTGCCGCCCGTGAGCGTCACGGTCACCGTGTTGAGTTCATCGGTCACGTTGCCGCCTTCGAAGTCGCCCAGCGCGGTCGTCGCGGTACCCATCGGCGAAGCAGTCGTGGTGCGCTCGATCTCGGTGTAGGTCGCGCCGCCGTCCGCCGACTTGAACAGCGCCATTCCCGGCCACGGTGAACCGGACCCACGCGCCGCCAGATAAAAGCCGGGATCGTCGTCGGCATCGCGCAGCAGCGGCAGGTCGAGCAGCACCCAGTCGGCTGCCTGCAGCTGCGGCACGCCCTGAATCGGGATGCCGCCCAGTTGTGCGCCGCCGGCCAACTGGGTGTAGACGTAAGCCCGCTCGGGCACGCCCTCCCATTTGATGATGCCGTCCGACTCCACTTTCTTGACGATGCGAATCTCGGTGGCTTCGACCGTCATCACATCGGTCGGCTCGTAGGCGGCGTACTTGCGCGAGGTCTGGAAGCTGCACGCCATGCGCTCGGTCCAGGCGTTGTACATCAGCGTGTCGACAACCTGCTTGGCCTTGTCCTCGCTCATCACGATCGGCAGCTCGACGCTGACCGCCTCGCCCGACAGTGTCGCCATGCGGCGGTTGCGCTGCGTGCCGGTCTGGTAGTCGCCTGCCTGGCTGATGTACTGCAGGTCGATGATCTGCGGCAGTTCGACTTCCTGCTTGCGCGTCACGCTCAAGGCATCCGGCAATTCCTGCCCCACCACATGCGCCGCGAGGTCTTCGCGCGGGATGGTCACCAGCGAGGCCTGGCCGCGCTTGGGGAACCGGATAATGTCCTGCGATTCGACCGCATCGAAAAAGTACGCTTGCTGCAGCTGCTCGATGCAGGCGCGCGCCGGCGCCTGCCGCGTGACCACATAGCCGTCGACTAGGTCGGTCAACTCGGTCACGTCGATGTCGGCGATCGTAAGCCGCTCGGTGCGCACCGACAGGTCGGAGACGATGTCCTTCAGCAGCACCGGCAAGCCGTTCAGGATCGCGCCCTCAGGGAAGCGCACCGTCCAGAGCGAAGTATTGGCAGTGCCGCCGGTGGAGGTCGCAACGGCCCAGGTCTCGCCGCCGACATAGATGCCGGTCGTATGCTGGCCGCCGGTGCTCGTGATCGTGGCGCCCGAATACGCCTGCAGCAGCGTGAACGTCGCGCCGGATTTCTGGTAGCTGGAAAAGTAGCCGTTGGCGGCATCCTGCACGTACAGCCGGCCGGTATCCGGGCTGTAGAGCAGGAAGATCGGCGTGATACCGGACAAGACTTGCGACACGGCACCGGTTCCCAAGTCGACCGCATAGATCCCGGTCTGATGCTTGTTGCCCCAGTAAATGATGCGGTTCGTATCGTCAAACGCGAGCAGCGCCCCATCATTGAACCCATCCGATGACGGCCAATCGGGATTGATCGGCGTGAACACGAATTGCCAGCCGCCGCCTTCCGGCTGGAGCAGGTTGATGAGCAGCTGATTCGGCACGCCGACTGCCCAGAACACTTCCGTCAGGCCATCTGGCGACAGCGCCACGCCCGCCATCTGGGGCGAGTCCGGAACGCCATCGATATTGCGGTACACGTCCCACGAGCCGCCAGACAGGCCGGTATTGAAGAACACGCCTTCGGTGCTCGGCACGCCTGGAGAAAAGTAAAGACCGCCCTGGAACGGATTGGTGCTCTGCCCATTGATCACGGTCGCGACGTTCGTGGCGCAATCAATCGACCAGCCGACATGCCCGTACCAGTCGCCTTCGGCATCGCCGACGAACATGGTGCCGTTGCCATACACGATGCCGTAGGGCGCCGCAGTGGCGTTGAGCCCGAGCGGCGACAGCGCGATGGTCTGGACGATGGTTTCCGTCGCCGGGTCGTACACCACCACCGAGCCGCCGTTCGGCGCATACAGATAGCCGGTGACTGGATCGCGGGACATGAAACCGGTGGTGTTGCCCCATGCATTCAGCGTGGCCGATTCCGATGCCGGTACCGCTTTGGTCACCACCTCGAATTCAAGCTGCGTGCCGGCTAGGCTGTTGCCGTAATTGCTGAGGTCCAGATCGGTGAACACGACGTAAGCCTGGCCGCGATAGGCCGGAACGTTGCCCGCGCCGAGATAGCTTTCGATGGTCGGATCCGGCATCTGGTCTTCGGTGCCGAGATAGATCGTCAGCTGCAGATTCGGCAGCGCCGTCTCTTCCGATTCGCCGCTGACGTCGTAGATCAGCGTTCCCATCGACCAGATGCGGCGAATGCCGGCGATTGGGCCCTCGCAGACCGACACCGCAAAGGACGCGCTGTAGGTGTAGGTGGTGACGGTCGGGCCGCCCTTGCCGCCCTCCTCGTGTTCGTGCTCGACCAGGTCGGTAGCCCAGATGATGGCGCCGCCCACGCGCGCCGAGCCGTACACGATCGGAATCGGCGTGCCATAGGCCGATGACTCGATCTTCAGGTCGTTGAGCCGCGGTCCCTTCTGGTCCGCGCCGGACGGGAACAGCAGCGAGCCGACCGCCGAGCCGATGGCGAAGCCAACCCAGGGGCCAGCCGGGGTAAATGACCCGATTACCGCGCCAACGACGCCCAAAACGACATTCGCCATCAGTCGATTCCCTTGAATTGGTAGGCCGCGACGATGCGCGCCTTCCACACATCGTCCAACCGCGTTTCCACCACACGGCGCGCGGTGGCCAGCGCATGAATGATCGACAGGCCGCCATACAGGTAATCGCCCACGATGGCCACATGCTGCGGATTCTGTTCGAAGCGCATCAGCAGCACGTCGCCCGGCCGGTAATCGGTCATGCGCGCCATCTGCTCTTCCATGGTTGCTTGCAGGCGCACGCCGTCCGGCATGCGGCTGTAGTCGGTCGCGTCGAAGTCGGAAAGCCCGAGGTCATGCGCCACCCGGATCACGAGCCCCACGCAATCCAAGCCGGCGCGCACGCGGCCTTGATGTCGGAAGCGCACGTTCAGATAACTGCGGGCGGTGGCGACAATCTGATCACGCATCTAGCCTCCGTACTTCAGGTATTGCCATGCGCTCACGCTCTTGACTTGCATGACGCCATCGGTTCCCCAGCCGCGCGGCGTAATGCTCGGGTCGGTGCTCGGGCCGCCGGACACGCTGTAATTGATGCCGAGCTGGACCATCAGGTACAGCGAAAAGCTGCGGAACCAGGTCATGGTCGCGGCATCGTTATAGGTATGCACCAGAGCGCCGTCAAAGTATGTCTTCATGAAGGTGTCGTCCCACTCCAGCGTATACGCATGGAAGTCGGTCGAGAGGTCAACGCCGTTCGAGATTGGCGAGTTCAGCGTGGGTGCCTGCGGCACCAGGCCGCCGCCATTGTCATCGTTCGGGTGAATCGTGGTGTCGAGCCGTCCGGAAGTCGGCGGGCTGCCGATCGACCAATCGAACGGGCCGCCCGGATAGCCCTCGAAGACATCGATCTCGGGGCGATGGTTCGACAGATGATTGAACAGCCAGAATCCCGGCCAGTAGCCCCTCCCCTTCGGCATCTTGGCGATGATCTGGAACGCGCCGTATTTCTGCGTGAAGCCGCCGGCCGCGCCCTTGCCGGTGCTCGGATCGGTGTCGATGATCGCGTAGCCGTAGCGGTCGCCGCCGGTGAACATGGTGGCCGGGTCGCCGGTCAGCTCCAACATGCCGTTGATGACGCGCATCGTGTTGGCCGGCAGGTCGTTGAGCCAATCGCCGCGGTTCCATTGGTTGCTGAGAACCGTGCCGTCGAAACCCTCGAAGAACGTCGGCGTGGTACCGAACAATGAGGTGTCCGGTCCGACCAGCGCGCCCTCGCTACCGGTCCACGGCGGCGGCGTGCTGCCCGGCGTGGAACCGCCATCGCTCGGCGGCGTGACCGGATCGACCACCACGCTCTGCGACAGCAGCTGGCGCCCGCCCACGCGCATGACCCGGTCGGCACCCGGCAGCCACGGCTCAGCGCGCATGTTGATGACGTTCGCATAGCGGTCGCGGCAGGTCGCCAGCGTCTTGTCGCAGCCAGCGATAATGTCGAACGTGTCGCCCACCGATACCGGGTACGGCATCGGCAGCTGCAGCTGCACGCTGCCGACGGTGTATTGCTTGATTTCCATCGACAGCCCGTCATTCGATCCGGAGCGGAAAGTGATCAGGCCTAACGTGAAATAGTCGTTCGCGTGCGAGAGCGCTGCCGTGATGGTGCGATTGTCCGCGCTGACGGTGGTCACCGTGCCGGCGAAGGTGAAGTCGGCCACATTCTTCTTGCAGCGGGCATCGCCGAACGTGGCCCGGCAGGCAGGGCCGCGCAATTCGACCAGCGTGCGCGAATAAGCCTGCATGAGGCCGCGCAATTCTGCATAAAACTGCGAGCGCCCAGTGCGCACGTCGCCGATCCGGCCCTTGCGCAGGATGTTCTTGCCTTGCGTGAGGTCGGCGTAGTTGACTTCGAAGATCTCGACCTCGGCGTAATCCCACAGTCCAGCCTGGATATCGGCGGCGGTAATCGCCGGAGACGACAGCACGCCGGCCAGTTCCAGATTGTCGACGTTGAGCTCCGCCGCGCTGTCGATGTCGGACGCGTTGTAGCCGTTCGTGGCCTTATAGGTCAGGCCATCAATCACCAGATCGCGGTCGAGCGCCGTCGCAGCGATGATCGTGCCGTCGACCAAAGTCGCCTTAAAGCACGTGGTCAGCGTGGTGGTTCCCAGCGCGAGGTGCGCTTTCAGTGCGGTGGAGAGCGACTTCATTCGCGAATCTCCTGCAGCACCACGGAAGGCCCAGACAAGAATCGCTGATTAGGCGATCCGGGAGCAACCAAATCCCAATCGATGAAGTCGTCCATGAAGTGGACTGGGACAAGAAACTTGCCGGACCAGGACAGCGTGGCCGGATCCGGATTCGATGCGATGGTCACGACGCCGGTGTTGTAGTTCACCGTATAAGAACCCGACGACATCGCCACGCCGCTTTGATAGAGCACGAAGCCGGTCGAGCGCGGCCGGGTGATGTTGCGGTCCTTGGTGCGCCCGGACAGCGTTTCCGTGTACCGCTTCACCAGCTGGAACAGCCCAGCAGCGGTGCGCGTCAGCACGCCATTGGTCACCGTGTTGTCCTTCGGGTCTTCCATCAGGAACCCGTAGGCGCCGCCCTCCGTCACCTCGTGCAGCGTTTCGATCGCTTGCCACTGCTCAAGCGTGAGCGGCACGGTACCGAGTTCGTACTGCCGCAGCGTCTTGGTCCACACCACGTTGATGGTGCGCTGGCCGGAATCGGTTTCCACGCGCGAGTTCATGCGCATGTTCTTGCCGCGGATTCCCGCCGAAATGATCGAATTGGGCAACAGCACATCGCTGAGTACGATGATGGCCATCAGGTATTCCTTCGCATCGCATGCTGAATCTGCCGGCCCGCCGCGGCACCGAATTGCGACGCCGTTTCACGCGTCGCGCCCGGCGGCGGCGTGACATTCACTTGGAGGTGATAGGTATTGCCGCCCTTGCCATGACCCGTGCCCGGATCGACTTTGCCGGACTGATTACCCATCATCAGATATTGCTTGCCGGATACCGTGAGCAGTTCTGGTCCGCGCTCGTTCACGCGGTACAGGCTGCCGGCCGAGACATCGCCGCCATACTCGCGCGCGCCAGCCACGTGCAAGGCCTGTGCGATGGCCGGCTTCCGCTCCTTACCGACGCCCAGGCGCTCCAATAGCCCCGCCAGCACGCTGGCCGAGTTTTCGCCGTCCCGCTTGGTGTTGCCGGTGATGTTCTGCAGCAGGTTCGTGACCGAGGAATTGCGGGTCGATGACTTGCTGAGCAGATTCTGTACGCTGGAAGCATGCTGTGTGCGCAACGCGCTGTTGCTGATCACGGTGCCGCCTTGCTTGCCCGTCATTAGGTACTGCTTGCCGTCCATCTCCAGCATCTCCGCGCCGTTTTCGTTGACGCGGTACAGGCTGTTGGGTGCCACTTGACCGCCGATAGCGCGCGCACCGGATGACACGATTCCAGCCACGCCACCGATTGATGCACCGGCAACGCTGCTCGCAGCACTACTTGCAGCAGCATTCGCGAGTGCCGTGGCGGCAATGTCGGCGGCAGAGGCCATGGCGTATATCGAAGACATGGCAATGTCGGCCGCGCCGCTTACTCCTGACAGCGATGTGACGGAAACGCTTGCGTTTTCATTCATCACCGAGAATGTCGTAACCGCAGCATCCGCCGCGCCACTCATGGAGCCGAGCGAAGCAGCAGCCACGTTGGCAGCGCCAGACATAGCCGTGGTCTGAGAGGCTTGCGCTGCTGTACCTATACCAAGCCCAGCAACCCCGCCAGTCGCCGCGCCCGGTACGCTGCTGCCGGTTCCACCGAACAGGCTGGCAAGCCCGCTTAGGCTCGAACCGGCGCTTTTCGCGCTGGTCGCTGCGACGATCATCTGGAACAGGCTGACGATGCCCGGCAGCCGAGCCAATGCATCGCCGCCGGCACCGGCCGATTGCGCGAGCCGGGCCACATCGGAGGCTGCAGTCAGGGTGGTCTTGCCGAATGCAGCCGTGCTGTCGGCGCTGGCGCGCTGCGTGTCCGTGGCTTCCTTGGCCGCATCAGTACTCGCCGGCTCCTGGCTGCGGTCAAACCGGGCAAAGTCGCCCGGCGTGCGCAAATCCGGCGTGTCGCCCGCCGTGCGGGATACGCTGGGCGCGGTCGGCTGGACCGCGTTCGCCGCCGCCTTCGCCGCCGCCGTCAGCGCATCGAGCGCCGTGGCCGAAGCATTCGCCGCCGCTGCCTGCGCCAGCAGCGCGTCGTTCTTCGGATCCTTGATGCCGAGCGTGTCCTTGAAGGACTTGGCCAGCAGCCCGTCGCCTTCGGTCAGCGACTTCAGCTGGTTTTCCAGGTACTTCTGCAGCGGATCGGTGATGAACAGCTTGTTGACGGTGGCCAGGGCTTGCCGCCCGATCGGCGCCAGCACCGCGTCATCGAACGCCTTGAGCGCCGATTTGGCCTTCGATTCGGCGCTGACCTTGGCCTTGGCTGCCTGTTCTTCCTTGATGCGCGCGCGCAGCCGGGCCTTGTCTTCCTTGTCCTGCGCCTTGGACAGATACCCTTCCAGTTCGCTGATCTTCTTGTCGTGTTCGTCGCGCTGCGCCTGCAGATCCTTTTGCGCGTCCTGACGTTGCTGGTTGTAGGCTTCGGCGAAGTTTTGGGGCGCGTTTCCAATGACATCGGCAACGCCGCGCGCCAGTTCCTTATTGGCTTCGCGCAGTCGCTGCAGTGCCGGATCGACTGCATCGGCTGCCTTTGCATACTGCAGCGCCAGATCGGCAGCGAACTGCTTGATCTTCGGGTCGGTCGAGACCGCAGCGAGCTCGGCTGCCTTCGCGGTCAGGATGCCCAGCTGCTCAACGGCTTTTTGGCGCACAGCATAGACGTCCCGCTCAGTTTCCAGCAGCGATTTGCCGCTGATCTCAGCCAATAGGTTTGCGGCCTCCTCGGCGCGCGCCGTATTCTGCGCGACCTCGCCAGCGCGGCGTTGCATGTCGGCGTACTGGTTCGCGATCTCAGTCAGTGTGCTCTGCTTCTTTACGTCGGCATCGCTGATTCGGCCACGCGACTGTTCGGCGAGGATCTGCGCGTTCCGGTCCGCAATCTGCGCACGCAGCCGGGCTGCACCCAGTTCGTCGCCTTCCAGTTGCAGCAGATTGGCGCGGTAATTCGTGACCTGGTCATCTAGCGCCTTGATGCTGGCATTCAACTCCTGGTTGGCGAGTACCTCCTCATGCTGGCCGGCGGTTGATGCCTTCTGCTTCTCAACATCGTAGTGGCGGATCTGGGCTTGCAACTTGAGCCGCTCAGATGGATCGATGACCGACTTGAGCAACTGCTGCGTGGCAGCCTTTTCCTTGTCAATCTCGGCTATTTCTGCCGCAGTGTTTTTGCGGATGTCGGCGATCTTGCCGTCATAGAATTCCTGCAGCGACAGCCGGCCCGCCTGATATTCGCCTTGCTGGAAACGGTTGTGGAACTGTAGCGCTTCCTTTTCCTTGTCAAGCGCATCCTTGAACGCCTGCACCCGTTCCGCATAGATCGCCTGCGCCTTCTGTGCGGTCTCCGGATCGGTGTTGTCCTTCAGCGTCTGCTGCCGGATGGCGCGCTTTTCCGCGTCGGTGAAGCCCTTGCCAGCCGCTTCTGCCTTCGCGAAATCGGCCTCGTCCCGCTCCTGCATTTCCTTGAGCCGTGCGCCGGGTTTGGCCCGCCTGTAGGTCGCATCGAGCCGCTGCCGTGCCTCGTCGCCTTCCTTTTGTGTTTTCCCAGTCTTGGCGGCTGCAGCAGCCTTGGCGGCCTCGCTGTCCTGTTCCTTCAGCAACCGGCTACGCTCGTCCTCCAGCGCCTTTTTCCCGCCGCCAAGCAAGCTCGAAATGGCGAACGGGTTGAAGTTGCGTAACTTATCCTCGACGCGTTTGAGCTTGTTCTCGACCGTCTCCGGCCCACCGCCGGCATCGTCGACAGCCGCTTTCCAAAATTCGTCAAAACCGTTTTTCGCTGCCCGCAGTGCCCGCTCCACAAACCCGACGTTCTTGTCCAGCTCCTTGTAGCGTTCAATGACCCTGTCCAAGATGGGGCCCTGCGCATCGGCGGCGTGGCCCTGTTCCTCCATCATCCGGAAGGACTTCAACTCGGGTGCCGTGAACAGGTTCTTCGACCGATTGATCTCTTCGGCAAACCTGGACGGGCTGCGTACCATCTTGGCAAAATCGGCCGCCACTTCGTCGGCGGCTTTCCCAGTGGCCTGGCTATACAGCGCAATCGCTTCGGCGGCCTTGCCGATCGTCTGTGGCCCGATTTCGCCGGTCTGGATCGCAGCCAGAACCGCATCTTGTGCGGCACTCACCGTCACTTGGCCGCTGGCCGCGATCTTTTTCGCCAGTTCATCGAACTTGCCCGCTGTCATCCCGGCGTAATTACCGGACAAGACCAGGGCATCAGCAAATTCCTTGCTCTGCTTTGCGCCCGTATAGTACGCATAACCCACCGTGCCGATCACTGCCGCCACTCCGCCAAAGGCTAAGCGCAACGGCGTGAGTAGCGACAGTACCGCGCGGAACGCACCGGCCGCACCCCCGAAGGTGCCGGACAACTGCGAGCCCTGTTGCACGAGTGCCGTCAAGGGCGATTGCCCCGAAATCACCTGGACGAAGAAATCATGCAGCTGGAAATGCAGCTGCTGCGTCTGAAACGAGGTGAGTTTGTTGGCTTGGCCGAGCGCGGTGGATTGCTTGGCGGCTTGTCCCGCTGCTGCGGCGAATGCGCTGGTGGCGGCAGCGGCGGCCCCAGTGACTGGGCTAGAACCGGTGGTAGCCGTGGCCCCGGCCTGTGTCACACCCCCGCCTTTGCTTGCCGCCGCATTCAGGTTATTGATGGCAGCGGTGGCGGTATTGGCTTGTGCAGCAGTGGTGCCAAGCGCGGCAGCGGTCGCTGCAATCGCGGGTGCCGTGCCGAGTGCATTGGACGCAGTCGCCAGTTCCTGGATTGAGGAAGCCGCTTTCGATGCGTTCGGTGCCACGCCTGCGCCCAGCACGCGCCCTTGCGCCTGCGCGGCATTGGTCAGCTTTTCAGTGGCATGCTCAGCCTTGGCGGCCTGGTCTGCCATCTTGTCGAGCGCATTGGATGCGGTCGTGATCGGCTTGCTGTCGACCACAGCGGTCGATTCGCTGCGCACGGTCGCAGACACTGGGGCTGCGATAATCTGCGCCACGGTCGGCGTCTTCGGTGCCTGGAACGACACACTGGCGCTCGCGGCGGCAGTCGCTGCCAGGGCTGCGCCGAACGCCCGCACCGCACCTGTGGCGGTGGCGGCTTCCGATGCCGCAGCGTGCAGGGATGCCGTCGTCTTGCTGAAGTCCTGTGCGCTTGCCAGTGCGCTGGTGGCGCCGGTCAAGCCTTTGATCGATTGGGCTGCCTCGGCTGCCCCCCTGACGATGCCGGCATTGAGCGCCTTGCCTTGCAGCGTCGCCGTGTTGGCCAGTTTGGCGACGACGGTTTCGGCCTTGTATCCTTCGCCGGCCATCTTGGCCAAGGCGGCAGCAGCGGAATTCACCTGCGTGCTGTCAACTGCCAGGGAAAGAGTTGTGATATCCAAGGCGCTACCTAATAAAAAAAGCTCGCCGAAGCGAGCCTGGAAATGAAAAAACCGCCCCGAGGCGGTTCGTTGGAGCGTTACGTTTTATTTCAGATCAAGATAGACTAGGCCACGGGTTTTCAGGTTGACCTTGCAAACGGCTGATACTCCCAGCATGGCGCCGAAGCGGTTTTGCATTTGTAATTCAGCCGGCCCCCAACTAAAAATGGCGTATTCCACTTCCCGACTTTTCTTAGGGTCACCAATTTTTACCGTCGTTGGATTGACGGACCGAGCCTTGATTGCTTGCTCACATCCGTAGCCTGCTTCAATCATGGTTAGCCCGCTAGGGTATTCCCGCTTATCAGCGATCATGCCGCCAATCATGAAGGTGGCAAATAAGAACATAATCAGACCGACGATTATCAAGGCACATATCCCTAAAACGCGCATACCGTTCCCCTTTCTTGTTGTAAGTAAGGAAATAATATGCGGGCTGCCTCGCCGCTTTGCGTTTCATCAATCCTTACGCATTTCTTCCAGCGCTGCCTCTTCCATCGCGCGGATCTCTTCTTCCAGCTCGCCGTACTCTTCCGGCGTCAGGCCCATGCGATCCATCCGCCGGTAAAGCACGTTGTAATCCAGCCCATACGGACCGACCGGGCCCACGCGCCATTGCGTGCCGATGGAGGCGAACAGGTTCACGGCCCGGACATTGTCTGGCCATACCTCGACGGTCCATTCGTCGGCATAATCGTCGGCGGTCAGGCCGAAGTAGGACAGCTCCTTTGCGGCCGGCTGCTTGCGGTAAA